GACCGATTGAAGCCGACCGTTTGGATTCAATCATGCACCGATTGGAGGGGTATGGGACTCGCACAGGCACTACAGGACATACCGGAACCACGACCGAATCTGCGATGCAAGATCGCCTTACTGCGTAGCGAGCTGTCTGGCGACGATCTTGCAGCCTTTGAAACCGCTTTGGAGGCGGTTGCTTCTATGCCGCGTGAGGCCCGTATGGGACGTACGAATGGTGCTACCGCCACCTGGCTAGCAAATGTTCTGACTGCGAACGGTCATCCGGTCAAAGACGGAACGATCCAGCGGCATCTGCGAAAGGATTGTTCCTGTGAGTCTCGCTGACGACATCAAGAACGGTCCGCCCCCGTCAAAGAAAGATGTGTTGGGCAAGATCGCCCACCTGCTCGAACGGAACGGGATCGACGTTGAAGAGGTGGGGAAGATCACCCGTGTCAACGTATGGCAGGGCTTCTACAAAGATGATGAGGGGGAGGCGCACACTGTCGATATGGCAGGGTTGTCGTTCTCGCCGGCTTGGGAGGACGGACCGGAGTGGAATCCGGTCAATCAGGGTCCGCCCGTCAAATGCTCTGTAAGGCCCGTGAAAGGCGTTGTGCGGCCCGAAGGGTACCGGACTGCTGTCATTGTGCCTGACGCCCAGATCGGGTATTACAGAAGCACTGAGGGCGAGCTTGTTCCGACGCATGACGAGAAGGCAATCGAGTTGTGCCTGTCCGTGATGCGTGAGGTGAACCCTGATCTGGTGGTGTGTGTCGGGGACAACTTTGACGGCCCCGAGTTCGGCAAGTACCGCCTCAGCCCTGCGTTTGCTTTGACTACGCAGGCATCCATTGACCGTTGCACCACGTTCGCTGCCGAGTTACGAGCCTGCGCCCCGAACGCCGAAATCATTTGGCTCGCCGGGAACCATGAAGAAAGGCTGGTGAACTATGTACTCGATAACGCAAAAGCTGCGTTCGGCCTCAAGAAAGGTAACGATCCGAGCGGTTGGCCTGTCCTTTCAATTCCTCACCTCTGTCGGTTTTCTGACAGTCGGGTTGAGTATTTGGCTGGCTACCCGGCATCCATTTATTGGATCAATCAGAAACTCCAAGTCATCCACGGAACCAAAGTCCGATCCAACGGCTCTACCAGTCACGCATACCTCTCGGATAGCAAGGTTAGCGTCGTCTACGGGCACATTCACCGTCGCGAATGGGCGGAGAAAACGAGACAGGACTGGGACGGAGCCAAAACCGTCATGGCCGCATCCCCTGGCACGCTCGCAAGAACGGACGGAGCAGTTCCTTCAACACGGGGCGGCATCGACTTGGACGGACGCCCGCTTTCAGTCGTGGAAGACTGGCAACAAGGGTTCGCAGTAATCACCTACGAACAAGGCGACGGCCAGTTCTGGTACGAGCAAATCCCGATCCACCAGAACCAGTGCATGTGGCGAGGTAAACTGTACGAAGCATGAAGTCCGTAGCCCTCCGCATCCTCGCCGTGTTCGCCTATTCAGCGATGGCTGTCATCGGTGGCTCTGCGATTGTCGGAGGTATCCCCGTGTGGAAGGCGGCGGTGCTGGCCGGTATCTCTGCGACCGCGCATGTCGTGGAGAAACTGGCCCGCGCCTACGCCGACGACGGGGTCATCACCAAGGAAGAGCTTGACGCCGCGTTCCAAACCAACGCGCCACAGGAGAACCGTGAAAGAACTGTACGAGTGCGATAACTGTGGGGAAGTCTGGACCGCCCGTGAAGGTCGGCGTTGTCCATCTTGCGGTGGACACGGGCACCCGACTGATGGGTGAGGTTTACGACGAAACCGACAAGACATGGCCGATGGTTGTCGTCCAATGGCGGGACACGCACAGCGCACCTGGCACTTGGGTGATGACCGAGGACTACGAGCCGGAGGAAGTGCTACCGATTTCGGTCGGTTGGGTGTGGCCGAAGAAGAAGGAAGGCTTCTTGACCCTGGTTGGCACCGTGGTGAACACCGCAGAGGAACCAGAGATGATTTCTGACGTGAACCACATCCCGTTGGAGAACATCGTCCGCATGTTTAGCCTCGCCACACACCTCCCCCTCAACTGGTTTGATGAAGATTTGACTTGACGACTGTCACACCCCCAACGTAAAGTCGCGTTCACTCAACTAGGAGGTACAAGTGAGCAGAACAACCGTCCCTAAACCACCCCACGGCAGTCTCGAATGGCTCCGCATCCGTCACCGCGACGAGGTCGGCCTGCCAGTCGTGTCCGCATCCGAAGCAGCGGCAGTCCACGGGATGCACAGGTTCAAGTCCAAGTACGGGCTGGCAATGGAGAAGATTGCCGCCGAACCGGAGGTCACCGAAACCACCCGTGCGATGGACCGAGGTAACCGGTTGGAACCAGTGATCATCGACTGGGCATCCGACGATCTTGGTATCGACTTGGTATCACCCGAACTGATGTACCAGTACCAAGGCGGTTTCGCCTCGATGGTTGCCACGTTGGACGCAATCAACGCCATCGGGCCTGCCGCCCACCCTGAAATCGTTGTCGAAATCAAGACATACAACAAGGAATGGTCGCCCGCGAACATGCCTCCGTACTGGTGGTTCCAAGGTGTCCACCAGGCAGTGTGCGCTGGGGTCGACGTGATCCATTGGGCGATCTTTGACAGCACCCTTGACCTGCACATCCACGAGCAACACGTTGGCGAAGACGACAAAGAATTGCATATTGCCGCTGTTGGAGAGTTCTGCAAACAGGTGTCAATCGGTGTCATCCCCGAGGATTGGCAGGCCACCTATGCCGAAGTGTCCGCGCACGCCCCCGAGAACGACGGTGCCGCCGAGTTGGATGACCACGCCCAACTGATTGACTCGTTGCGTGAGGTCCAGGCAGAGAAGAGAGAACTTACAGACCGTGAGGACGAACTGAAAGCGCAGCTCGGTATTGTGCTTGACGGTCGTGAGTCAGGAACCATTGACGGTAGGGAGGTTGTCACTTGGAAGCAGCGATCTCGGACCTCGTTCGACGCCAAGCGATTCGCTCAGGAGCAACCCGACCTTCATCACCAATATCAGATCAGTTCAACGTATCGCGTAATGAACATCAAAGGAGGAAGCAAGTGAGTACCAACGACAAGTTGGCACAGATCGTCAAGGACCATGCGGTCCCTGACCCGTCGCTGGTTGGGAAACTGCCGAGAGGTGGCACCCAACTGGACTACGTCGGCCACGCCGAGGTCACCAAAATCCTGTTGGAGATCGACCCGTTGTGGTCGTTGGAACCTGTCGCGTTTGACGAGGCAGGTTTGCCGGCCCGAGAGAAGATCGGGACGATGATCCAGGCAGGGTTCTGGATGACTGTGCTCGGGCATCGCCGGTACTGTGTCGGTTCGGTCGAGGACCGCAAGGTTGATGTTGGCAAAGAGTTGGTATCCGATGCGATACGCAACGGTGCGATGCGGTTCGGTATCGCCCTGTCACTGTGGTCGAAAGAGGAGTGGGGTGACCAGCCCGCCAAGCCAGTCAAGAAGGCGGCAGCGAAGAAGGCTCCACAATCCCCTGAGAGGCCCCCAGAAGCCCCTCAGAGCGACGCAAACCTCGGAGACACCCTGATCTCCCCCGAACTCCACGGCAAGTTCACAGCGGCCTGCATGGACAAGAAGATCGACCCGGTCACCGTTGCTAAGCGAGCCGGTGTCGACTACACGCAAGTAACCGTCAACGACATGGACAAACTCCGTGCCACCTTCAAGGAGATGACAAGCAAGTGAACACCATCACAGTAATCGGCAACGTCGGACGCGACCCCGAGTTGCGTTACGCCAACTCCGGTACCGCCGTACTCAAGTTCTCGGTGGCAGACACCATCGGCAGGGACGACAACAAGAAGACCACCTGGCATGACATCACCGTGTTCGGTGAGATGGCAGAGAACGTCGGCTCCGCACTCAGCAAAGGCCAGCGGGTCATCATCATGGGCAAGTTGCAGAAGTCCAAGTACATGGGACGAGACGGTGTCGAAAAAGAAAAGGCGGAGATCGTCGCCGACGACGTAGCTCTCAGCCTCCGTTGGGCATCCAACATGACGAACATCCCCAGCCCGACCAGCCCTGAGGAACTACCCGAAGACCCGTTCTGACATGAAACCGTCACAAAAGGTAGAATGGTGGTGCCGCGACTGCGGACAAACACTCACCACCCATCGCCCGATCATCGGGCCACCGATGCACAAGTGTGGCGCCCGCCACAAACGAGTACCGATGGAGGCCCGAGATGAGCCGCAACAAACAGAAGGGAACCAGCTTCGAAACACTCGTCGCTGACTTCCTCACCGACAACGGATTTCCATACGCAGAACGCCGTGCCCTCGCCGGCATCAACGACAAAGGCGACATCACCGGCACACCTGGCCTCGTCTGGGAATGCAAAAACCACAAGACCATGAACTTGGCA